ACCGTATTCTCGTATGTCAATCCACACGGCGGTTACTTCGGCAACACCACTGCTAACAGCTTCATTAATAGCACAGCTATTATAACACAATCCAATTCAATTGTAAACACAAATATTAGTCCAACGTTAATTCAGATCGCAAATAGTTCTACAACTGCTAACGTCACATCTAGCGCGTTCAAGACCGGCCTGTTCACGGGTAACACGATCTCGGTATCTGTTGGTGCCAACGTTATCGCCAATGCAGAATCTCTGACAGTCGGCAACTCCACTGTCAATACGTTCATCGTATCCAACAGCACAGTGACTAAGATCGATCACGGTGGTTATCTGAGAGTCCTTGGCAATGCCGACTTCTCGAATACCATGCTGGTTGTCGGCAACGTCCAGATGCAGAATACACTGATCGTAACCGGTGCAGCAAACCTACAAAGCACACTCGGTGTTGTAGGTGCTATGACGCTGTCGAATACGATCGCCGTAACCGGCAATGCGACACTGTCGAATACGATCGCAGTAACCGGCAACGCTACATTCAGTAATACGATCGTCGTAACCGGCAACGCTACTCTATCGAATACGCTAGCGGTAACCGGCAATACCACACTGTCGAATACTCTGGCCGTAACCGGTGCTGCAACGTTCAGCAATACGCTAACGGTATCAGGTAACACTAACCTATCAGACTACGTCACATTTGATACAGATTATGCTATTCAGGTCGAGTCTAACACCAATCTTGGTGTAACAACCGGATCGTTGATCCTGGCATATAGATTCCCTAAGGCAACATTCTCATCTGCTAAGATTACTGCACAGGTTAAGAATACCGGAAATACTCAAATCTCTGAAATGGTTCTTGCACACGATGGAACTGATGCGTTTGTGACTGTATTTGGTACAGTTGCATCACCCGGTTTTGCTAATAATAATGTCAATCCACTTGCCACCTTTGCAGCTAATGTAAATGGTGCCAATGTTGATCTCTTGATTAACCAGTCAGTTGCCAACTCGGCTGCTAAATTCATCGCACATCTAATCAAGTAAGGTTGACATGGCAAACAATAGATTTAAAGTAGATAATGGATTAGTCGTAACTGGGAATGCTGAATTTTATCAGCGCATCGATTCATTTGCAAATGCTCATTTCCGCAACGATCTATTTGTTGTATCAGGAAACCTGGTAGTTAACGGAACTATTGTTTATGCAAACGTTGTTGTGGGCAATGGAGGAATTCGTTCTATTGCTGACCAACAAGATCTAGGTAACACAACAAATCGTTTTAACCTATTTGGTTACCGTGTTCAGATCGATGACACGCTTGTCCCACTTGCAAACGGCGTTGCAGTTGGTAATACTACCCGTCGATTTGAAGTGTTTGCAAATAACCTGAACGCAACAACAATCACAATCGGTGCCGGCGGTTCTATTAATGCTACATACTTTAGTGGCACTGCATCAAATGCAAATACGGTCGGCAATCTTGATGCCAATGGAATTATAGTAAGAACAGGAACTTCTACGGCTGCAGCTCGTTCGGTTAACGTATCATCAAATGGTATTACTATCACAAACGGCGACGGTACCGCAGGCAATCCTACACTAGCACTGGCATTCGGCGCTGGGATGTTTGCAAATACAACCGGTATGTTTGTTAACCTATCATCAGTTAGTGTCGGAACACTTCCAATCACCCGCGGGGGTACCGGTGGACCAGATCGCGCATCAGGACTTAATAATCTTCTGCCTACACAGAATGTTGCAGTCGTCGATTATGTTCTAAGAACTGATGGAACTAATGCCTCTTGGGTGCAGGCAGTTGGACCTACAGGATTTACCGGTTCTCGTGGTTTTACTGGTTCTGTTGGTATACAAGGTGTTACAGGATTTACAGGTTCTGCTGGTACGAATGGAAATAATGGATTTACCGGCTCGGTTGGTGCACAAGGATTCACAGGTTCTGCTGGTGCACAAGGCGGTACAGGATTCACCGGATCTGCGGGCACGAATGGATCGCTAGGATTCACCGGATCTGCGGGCATAGGAACTACAGGATTTACCGGTTCAATAGGCGGACTTGGTTACACCGGTTCTGGTGGAATCGGTTTTACAGGATCACGCGGATTTACTGGTTCAGGCGGATTTACTGGTTCTGCTGGTACTAATGGAAATGTTGGATTTACAGGATCTGCTGGACCGGTTGCAGGTTCAAGTACGACGGTCCAATTCAACGATGGCGGCTTTGCAAATGGATCATCAAACTTTACATATACTAAATCGACTGCCTTCCTCTATGTCAATGGTGATGTACAAGCTGCAGACTTTGTGGTTGCATCTGATGATACACTTAAAGATGTAATTGGTAATATACCTAATGCTCTTGATATTATTAATAGTCTTGATGGTGTTCGATATACTTGGAACGAGCTTGGCCAACAGCTTCTCGGATACCGAGGTGATAAAATAGAACTCGGTGTACTTGCCCAACAAGTTGAAAAAGAATTACCTGAGCTCATTGCAATGAGCAATAACGGTGACTATAAGATGGTTGCATACGCAAGACTTACTGCAGTTCTGATTGAAGCTGTAAAAGAGCTTAGCGCTAAAGTTGATGCGTTGGAGAATCAATAATGGCTGTAACTATAGTCAATCCTGCCAGATTTAATGATGATGGTTTAGGGACTAGAAGATTTATTCGTGCTGCATTCTTTGACGAAGGATATGGCTCATCTACAAGTTTCAAAGCATACGCGCAAGGTGCTGGTATTGTTCCAGCTACATCTGCATTTGATGCAATAGGAGCCGGTACTGTTGGCGATCCATTACGAATGAGCCAGTTCAATGGGTTTGTTGTGCCGTCGTTTGTAACATTTAGTCCGGTAGGAAGTCTAACATTCATAGATAGACCTATTCTTGAAAACATTGGTTACGAAGCTCAGGCTGAGATTACAATTACTGCCTCCTCTAGTGTAGTATGGAATTGGACTCAAGAGGGTGGTACAGGTGCATTCCCAGCTGGTGTAACAGTTGCAAATGGCGGGAGTAATTCAATTATTAGATTTTACTTCCCATGGAATGGGAGTTCTCCTCGCCAAGTCGCATGGGAAGTCAATGCGGGTGGTTATTATTGGAGAGTTGAATTACTACATGAAACCTTTGATTAAACACAACGGAAGAATTAAATGGCAATCAAAGCAAACATCGTAATCGATCAGGGAACTGATTTCGAGACTGTTATCAATGTTACCGACGAGAACGGTGATATCGTAGATCTGACTGGTTATACCGGTGCTGCACAGATGCGTAAGCATTATACATCCTCTGCACAGACTGCGTTCACAGTTAGTGTGTCTGCACAGAGCGGTGCCGTTACTCTAGCAATGAACTCTGCCACAACAAATGCCGTATCATCTGGCCGCTATGTTTACGACTGTGAACTTCGTAGTTCGGCTAATATCGTTTCAAGACTCATCGAAGGCGTCGTAACGGTCACACCACAGGTAACGAGATAAGATATGGCACTTACACCAACAAGAGTTATTAAAGCGACAGTCAGACCAGATGGTTCTGGCCGACTAGTCGGTGTTGCACCTATTACCCTGAAAAATCAGATGGGCACGACCGGTGCACAGTTCGTATCAGATCTTAAAGACATTAACGTTGTTGAACTAACGACCGGCGCATCACTGTTTTATAATTCTGGAACAGGTGAATACGACGTCAGACAACCAACTGACGCCGATATTCCTGATGTCGATCTAGGTACCTTTTAAGTCCTGTAGACAAACTCTTGTGGCTTACGAGCGAAGTGGTAATCACCATCGACTTCTCCACCACAGAACATCCCTGACACATTCTCGAATCCAATAGACTCTAGGTATGCGATGATCTCGTCTGCCTTCGGAGCACCCTTGTTGTAGTCAACATGCTGCATCTCTAGGATGATGTTGTTGCAGTGCTTCAATACCTCTGGTGCACCCTTGAGAACATCTAACTCAGCACCTTGCACGTCCATCTTGATTAGATCCGGCATCGGGAAACCGAACATATCCACAACTGTATCAAGTCTTCCTGTAAGTTTCTTTACCGGTTTACTGTACAACTGATCGGCCATCGAACTCAGTTCATTGTTTTCTTTGTAGACCGAGTTGCCACCTGGATTTGCAGTGTTCTCCCAGAAATCAACCTCCTTGCCGTCTTCACTGCTGAGGACACCACATGCATAACCCATGCCTTCTTCTTCGTAGATGAACTTAGTTGCATCCATAGCATCGAAGGCAACATAGTTGGCATTCGGCCAGATAGTCTTTGCTTTGTCGGTCCAGTGAAGAACACAAGCACCGATGTCGTATATGACTTTAGGTTCGAATCCTTCGTCCTTCAGTTTCTTCAGATAGTTGGTGTGATCTTGTGGGAACAGATCCATCTTACGGATCTCCCGTAGGCGGGCACGCTCGGGAGACTCTGTTTGCTGCTGGACAACAGGAAGCTCGGGTGTGAATACCTTCTGTCCTACATGTCCACATACGATAGACGTCTCACACCAGATCGTGTATCCCTTCTCTCTTGCCTTCTTACAGAAGTCTAGATCCTCACTGAACGTGTGTGCATGGTCTAGCGCCTGGTGATATACGAACTGAGGATAACCTACATCGGCAAAGACTTCCTTCTTGACAAGGACACAGCCGAATCCACAACCACCGACCTCAATCAGACCCTTACCGTACAGATTCTCGTACGGAAGGTGACGTAGATTGTGGTCATAGATCTCTATAGTCTGTGGTTCTAGACGTTGACGATAGATCCCTGACACCACCGGTTTATCGGCTGCGATAAGCTTCTGTAGCGTATCTGGTGCAAAGATCATATCATGGTCAACTGCGAACAGATAGTCGTATCCCTTGACAGTCCAATCAGCAATCAGGTTGCGTACCTGATCCACGGCGTAACCGAAGAAGTATTGGAAGTGTGCCTTGTATCCTTCTGGAATGATTAGATCATATATCGACTTGAAAGTATCTGCCTCGATATCGTTCTTGCATGGAATTGCAATCAAGATATTCTTGGTACGAGTAGGTTGAACCACAGGAACGATAGGATTCTCTGCTGCCCACTGTTCATAGATTGCCCTTTCCTTCTCGAACTGTGCTGGTGATACCATAGTCACGGTAGGATCAGTAACAGTCTGAGATCCTGGCGACTCAAAGTCGATGTTGTAGATCAGATGAATCTTCTGTTCAGCACGTAGTGCACTATGGAAGATGAGATCATCACCAAAGTTAATCAACAGATCATCAGGAATATGTACCCAGTTCTTCTTGTGCATGAACATCAACTGGCCGAAGCAGTGGATAATCATACCAGGCTTCCACTCTAGGAAGTCGATCGAACCATCTGTCTTCTCTGGTTGACCCATGGCTGGATCGCCGTTGATGATACCGTATGGGCCGGAATTGTGTTCGTACAATTTTGGTTCGATCTTGTCAAACACTTTAGTATCGAATACGATATCGTCATTGATGATGCAGAGTAGATCGTAGTTGCTGTTCTCTACGCCAAGATTCCATGCAGGATTTACACCGATGTTCTCATCCATCTCGATCTCATAGATCTTTTGATGATTAAGAATATCCCACTCAGGACGACGTTCCCGATCATTATTGATTAGGATGATCTCGCCGACAAGAGGATGTTCTACCAGGTTCGACAGAAGTCTATGTGTGATATCCTGACAACGCCACATTGTAGGAATGATGGCACTGAACTTAGCCGGCTTTTTACTTAACACGGCATTTGCATTCTTAGTCTGTTCATCACCATTCACCTTATAGTCATTGATTGGATTCATATCGTTGTAGTTATAGACGATGTCAGGAACACAGATGACCTTATCAGGATCTGCCTGTTCGATCATTGCATAGAATACGGCGGTATCGCCACCGGCCTTGAGCCAGTTGCCATCTGCATCCTGGAAAGGTTTGTGTCCATTGCTGTCAATAAACTTATTCATCAGATCCCACTTGAACGTACGCAGGTGGGTGTACGGCATATTCCAACTAAACTTATAGTCACGATATGTTTTATTCGCCTTGACTTCAGGTGGATATTCCTGTGCAATCAGTGGAATATTATCGGCTAGAGACCAACAAGATCCGTAGGTGAACTCTGCACCATCGTGGTACAGGTTATTGTACATATGGAAGATGTTTGGATCGTTAACTAACCAATCGTCACCGTCAAGAAGCATGACAATATCATTATGCCATCCGTTCTCTTCGATCGTTGTGATGTGATTGAATACAGCCCCGTTGTTCTCGACATTATGGATCAACTGGAAGTTGTCACGGATTGATGCCGGAAGATTATCAATTGTCTCTTGTGCAACCTTTACAGTATTATCGGTAGAACAATCATCGATAATATACATTGCATAGCTATGATAATTTTGTTGTGCTACGGATTCAATACAACGTGCAATATACTTCTCGGCATTATAGACCGGAGTAACGATCATTATGTGGTTTTGGATTTGAGTATGTTCTACCAGTTCCTCTGAGTTCAAGAAACGACGGCCAAATACCTTACGGACCTTGTTGTTGATCTTGGATACCTTATGGTACTCATTGACAGGCAAGAACTCACCAAGTTTCTTATAGAAGTGTTGCTTCCATTGCAGAGCAACCGAATCCCATCCACAGATATCCTTGACCTGGTTGCAGGCATACATCTTCTGCTGATGCAGATACTTGTTGGCATGTACATTGGATACCATATCGATGAAACGTTGTTCTTGTACATCACCTGGAATCCATGGGAACAGACCGTTCGGTTCGATGGCATAAGGAATCTTATAGCAAGCCAGGTCGAATGCAGTCTCTTCCAATGCACCGAACGTATTGGTGATCAGAGGAACGTTATGTGCCAAGGCTTCTAGTGCTGAGATACCGTACGTCTCCGGGAATGCAGCCGGATAGATCATGTACGATGCTTTAGTCAAGATATCAGAGATCTCTTTCTGAGTGATGATGCCGGTAAAGTTGATATCGGCACCATATTGTACCATCATATCTGTCCAGTCACGCTGCTGCTGGTCAGGTTCTGAGTTCTCACGGAACTTATAGTAACCACCGATGACAGTCAACTTGGCTTCAGGATGACGACGCTTGATCTCTGGCCAGATCTTTTTGACAAGAGGAACCATTCCCTTGGTGACAGATGAGTTGTAGACGAAGAGGTTCGGATCCTTTTGTGTGATGTCTATGAACTTCTTCGGCATGTTGCCGATACCGTTACGTGTCTGGAAGACGAAGCGCTTGAGGACCTCGAAGTTGCGCTTCTTGCCATGGTCGCAGTTGGTCACATAGTCGGTATGGAAGTCGGATAGCGTAAAGATCTCGTTGATGAATCCGTCAAGCAGGAAACCCTCAAGATGAAGGTCACCATCACAGAAGGTGTCATGCATCCAGAGCACCTTATGCTTGGAGTTCTGTTGGATACGAGTAAAGTCTGGGAGACCGCCGATGAAGTTCTTGAACTCACCGATCATGTGTTGAGGAGCGAATGCAGCAACCGATCGTGAACCGATCATGATGTCGAACTCGTCGCAGGTTTCTACGTCTTTAAGTGGACGGAACAACACACCGTCATATGTGCCGGGTTTAGATTCATCTGATGTACAGTCGTTAAAGACCGTGACATCAAAGCCGATCTTAACAAGTTCTTTTGACATAAGGATGACGGCGGATTCTGATCCGCCGAGTCCACGCTTATCTAGCGTGCTTCCATCATAAGTTAAACCAAGGGTATCGATAATTGCAATCTTCATAGTATTCCTCACATGATATGATACCATTATATATCATTTCCTAATTGATGTACAATTATAAATAAGCCACAGGGTTATATAATCCGTTGCATGCTCTATATAGAGGTTCGAATGACTGCTAACACAAAGTTTCAATTTAAGCGCACTACAGTCAGCGGTCGTGTTGCAAACACAACAGACTCAGCGAACTCTTCTTATATTGCAGCCGGCGAATTTGCCATCAATCTTACAGATAAAAAAGTCTTTTCTTCGAACGGCATAGTTGCATTCGAGGTAGGCTCGAATCTCAGTTCCGGTTATATCGGAACACTCACGACAACTCAAATCATTGCTAATGGTTCCTTCGGTGCCAACGGCACAGTTCTATTCTCAAACGGAACATCACTGTATTGGGGAACCGGCGTAGGTTTTACCGGTTCGGTAGGTTATTCTGGATCTAGAGGATATTCTGGTTCTCAAGGATATTCTGGTTCTCAAGGATATTCTGGTAGCGTAGGTTACTCTGGTAGCGTAGGATATTCAGGATCCGTTGGCTATTCGGGCAGTGTTGGATATTCTGGATCGGTAGGTTTCTCAGGATCGGTTGGATTTTCTGGCTCGGTAGGTTTCTCAGGATCTAGAGGATATTCTGGATCTGTTGGCTATTCTGGTTCTGTCGGCTATAGTGGCTCAGTTGGATATTCAGGTTCGCAAGGTTTTTCTGGTTCACAGGGTTTCTCAGGCAGCGTAGGTTACTCAGGTTCTGTCGGCTATAGCGGATCACAAGGTTTCTCAGGATCTATGGGTTACTGGGGATCTAGAGGTGACCAAGGTACAACAGGTTTCACTGGTTCAGTCGGTTACTCAGGTAGCGTAGGTTATTCTGGTTCTGTTGGCTATTCAGGATCCGTTGGTTACAGCGGGTCGGTTGGCTATAGCGGATCGGTAGGTTATTCTGGATCAGTTGGCTACTCTGGTAGCGTCGGCTACAGTGGTTCTGTTGGATATAGCGGATCATTCGGTACTCAAGGTTATACTGGATCCAAGGGTGACAAGGGCGACTTCGGTGGTGCCGCATTTGACTACAACTTCCTGACATCAACAGCTGCTGCAGATCCTGGATCTGGTAATGTTGCATTCAGTAATACAACTCTGTCAAATGCCACAACACTATACATCAACCAACTTGACTTGCTTGGTGCAAACTCTTACAACTACCTTCAGGTAATTGATGATTCTACATCAGCTATCAAGGGTACGTTCCGTGTATTCGAAACAGCTAATACACTAAACTCTGCAGACTTCTCGATCATTGGAGCACACACGCACGGGGGATCATACTTCTCCGTTCCTGTTGCTTGGATCAACGGTGCGACATCATTCAGTAACGGTCTAGACCTTACTATCACGTTCGTAAGAACAGGTGATAAGGGAGACACTGGATTTACCGGTTCTGTTGGATACTCTGGCAGCGTAGGTTACTCTGGTTCAGTTGGATACAGTGGATCTGTTGGATACAGTGGTTCTGTTGGTTACAGTGGTTCGGTAGGCTATTCAGGTTCTGTTGGTTATTCTGGCAGCGTTGGCTATTCAGGATCCGTTGGTTATTCTGGATCGGTAGGTTACTCAGGTAGCGTCGGTTACACAGGTTCGTTTGGTACGACAGGTTATACCGGTTCATTCGGTACACAAGGCTATTCAGGATCTGTAGGTTATTCTGGTAGCGTAGGTTACTCTGGATCAGTAGGTTATACAGGATCCAAGGGTAACAATATAACACTTATCGATACACTGCCGCTTATCACTGACCTTGCAACCATTTCAAATCCTAACATCGGCGACTCGTATATTGTCCAAGAGAACGGCCACCTGTACGTATATGACGGCGTAGAGTTTGACGATCTTGGCCGAATCATCGGCTACACTGGTAGTGTAGGTTATGCAGGATCTGTAGGATACTCAGGTAGCGTAGGTTATACCGGTTCATTCGGTATGCAAGGATACACAGGTTCTATCGGTTACTCTGGATCTGTTGGCTACAGCGGTTCAGTAGGATACAGCGGTTCATTTGGTACACAAGGTTATACCGGTTCACAAGGAGCAGGTTATACTGGTTCTGTTGGATATACCGGATCGTTTGGTACAACCGGATTCACAGGTTCGCAGGGTGATATTGGTTATACTGGTTCTGTTGGTATAACCGGCTTCTCTGGTTCTGTTGGATATACTGGATCGTTTGGTACGACAGGTTATACCGGTTCATTCGGTACAACTGGATTTACAGGTTCTGTAGGCTACTCTGGAAGTGTTGGATATTCTGGATCAGTTGGTTACACAGGTTCGTTTGGCACGACTGGATTTACTGGATCGTTCGGTACAACTGGTTATACTGGTTCGCGAGGCACTGAAGGATTTACTGGTTCTGTAGGTTATACCGGATCTGTTCCTGAGTCGACGACATATACTGCGCAATCACTTACACTTACAAATGGTGTGTATGTTTCTGGTAGCGTAACCGACGTTCAGACATTCAACGATGGTAATCAATATATCATCACAGACGGCACAATGTCAGGTCCTGCATGGATCATCGATGTTGGGTTCACCGGTGTTACGTCGTTCAACCAAGTTGATCTTAACGTCCAGTATACGCAAAACTCTGGCCACATAATCTACATCCAGATATACAACTATGCAACAACTGCATGGGATAACGTGGGTTCGTACTCAGGTCTTGCTGGCTATGTTCAGTTCGAACTAGGTGTTATTAACAGCACAAACTATGTAAGTGGCGGCGTAGCAACAGTAAGGCTATATCATAGCAATACCGGCAACGCAGGTCACCAGACAAATCTTGACTACGTAGCTATCGTAGATTCTATCTCAGGTGGCCAAGGTCCGCAAGGATATAGAGGCTATACTGGGTCACGTGGATACACTGGTTCGCAGGGTGATATTGGTTATTCTGGTTCAGTTGGATACGCTGGATCAGTTGGTTACACCGGTTCGTTCGGTACACAAGGTTACACCGGTTCCAAGGGTGAAAAGGGTGACTTCGGCGGTGCATCATACGAATACCTGTTCAGAGCTAATACTACCGATCCGGCAACTCTTAACGGTCTTTTAGCTTTCAGCAATTCCAATCTAAGCCAAGCGAATGTACTCTACATCGCTTATCTAGATCAACTGAGTGCAAACAACTTTAACTTCTTGCAGACGATCGATGATTCTACATCTGCGATTAAAGGCACGATTAAGATTTACGAACAGGCAAACGTATTAAACTTTGCTGACTTCTCTATTGTAGGTGCTCACACCGAACACACAGATCACTTTGATGTTCCGGTTGCTTGGCTGACCGGTGCGACTGCATTTGCTAATAACCTAGACATCATTGCCACGTTCGTAAGATCTGGTGACAAGGGTGACACTGGATTTACCGGTTCACGAGGTATCCAAGGCTATACAGGATCCCTTGGTTACAGCGGATCGGTCGGTTACTCTGGCTCTGTCGGCTATTCCGGATCGGTTGGTTACTCAGGATCTGAGGGATACACCGGATCTCGTGGTGTTCAGGGGTACTCTGGCTCTGTCGGCTATTCTGGATCTGTAGGTTTCTCAGGATCAGTTGGTTACTCTGGCAGCGTTGGCTATTCAGGGTCAGTTGGTTATTCCGGTAGTCAAGGTTTCTCAGGATCTGTTGGTTTCAGTGGCTCGGTTGGTTACAGTGGTTCGGTAGGCTATTCAGGTTCTGCTGGTTTCACTGGATCCTTTGGTATGACTGGATTTACTGGATCGTTTGGTACTACTGGATATTCTGGTTCTGTCGGGTTCAGTGGATCTAGAGGGGATCTTGGATTCACTGGTTCTAAGGGTGATATCGGTTTCACTGGGTCTAAGGGTGCTGACGGCGGACAGTTAACTGCTGGTTCATATGTCATGCGCGCTGCCAAGAACGGAACTGACCAGACAATTACTAGTAATGCAGACGCAACTGTTACACTAGTCGATGATTTTGATCCTAATGGTTGGTTTGCATCTAACAGATTCCAACCAACTGTTGCTGGATATTATAGTCTTGATGCTTCTGTTTGGTGGAACGCTGGTGCCGTAACAAACAACCAAACAAATATTCAGCTTAAGAAAAACGGCAGTACGCAACTTGTAATCGATCAAACTCAGATTGTAACTGGTTCTGGTTATGCTCAAAATATTTCTACAATTGCATACTTGAATGGATCTACGGACTATGTAGAACTCACTGCATATACCGGTAATACTACTTCACAGAATATTAATGGATCTGGTTCGGGTACATACTTTACCGCGGCACTATACGCCTATGGTCCTCCAGGATATACTGGTTCGGTTGGTTTCACTGGTTCATTCGGTACAACTGGTTTCACTGGATCGTTTGGTTCTATTGGATACAGCGGATCTAAGGGAACAACAACAGTTTCAAACACTGCACCAATTTCTCCTGTAAATGGAGATACTTGGTGGAACTCTGCTAATGGCGTAAGATACGTATATTACAATGACGGCACGAGTTCACAATGGGTTCAAGAATCTGCCTCGGGTCCTCAGGGATATACTGGATCTGCGGGTGCTGGTTTTACCGGCTCTGCGGGTGCTGGTTTTACCGGCTCTCGTGGATTTACTGGTTCACAAGGTACAATAGGATTCACTGGTTCAAGTGGTGCTGGTGGCGGGGTTACCTCGTTCGATGGTGGATCTACAGGTCTTTCTCCTTACAGTGCATCAAATGGAGCGGTTTCTCTTGGAGGAACTCTAAACGTTGGTTTTGGCGGTACTGGCACAAGCTCATACCCAAGTAATGGTCAAGTCTTAATCGGTACTAGCGGCGGCGGTTACGCTGTTGCTAACTTGACAGCAGGATCAGGAGTTACTATTACAAACGGATCAGGCTCAATTACGATTGCAGCTACGGGCGGTGGTGGTGGTCCTACAATTGATGTGCTTAACGTGAATTTAACTACAGGCAATACGTTTTATAATTATGCATCTAACTCAACATATTCTAGACCGTTAATTGGGTCGGGTGCAATAGCGCCAACAGATTACGGAGCGTTTTGCTTCGAACATGCGTTCACCGGTACTATAATAACAGGTGGCGCATTTATCAACGCTATAAGCATTACAGATTCTTCTGCCAACTATACACAGTATGTCTCTGGCACTGATTTTAGTTCGTCCCCAAGTTCTTTTACCGTCCATGACCAAGTTGTAGCTTGTTACGGGATGGCGATCTACAGTGCAAATATGCAAGCGCTTTTTTCCACTAGTGCGGCTGCGATTACAAGCCCGAGTCTTGCACCATCTGAGCCAACGAGTGGGTATTCGTCATCCAACCCGCAGGTGTCTGCTAATTGCACGGTCATTGCCAATAGCCAAATTGTAATTTTTGAAACTGGTGTGGGCTTTGGCGGGACTAACAGAGGCGTTGTGATTTCGAAAAGTGGATCGGACTATTGGATGGCTTTTGGATCAGGAAATACATCAGCACTTGCAAGTGCTAATATGAACGTCAACACTCTCCAAATTACTCTCAATGGATCAAATACATCTACGTATACTCCAGGATCTGACTTCAGCATTGGCTATGTAAACAACTCCGCACAAGGCGAGTTCCGCATGCTTATGACTGTAAGCAACACAGCATTACAAACACTTCTTAATAACTCATTCTTGCCTTGAGGATAGATTATGTTCGCAAAAATTATAGATAATACTCTCATTAAACATCCATACTCGCTGGCTGATATGCGTGCTGATTACCCAGAAGTAGAAATTTCCGACGAGCCTACAGATGCACAGCTTATAGTTTGTAATGCTAAACGTGCTGAGATTGGGCCACCACCAATTGGAAGTAGTCGCACACACACATATAGTAAATCGTTTTTAAATAACGATGATGGCAGCGTGACTATCATTTATGTGCCACATGAATTAGATCGAAGAATTGCTGAGTTCAATATGCGTGATGCTCGCAACGCCGCACTTGCTCGTTGTGATTGGGTAGTCACACGCGCATATGAGGAAGGTAATCCAGTTCCTGCAAACTATGTGACATACCGTAACGCATTGCGAGATCTTCCATCACAAGAAGGTTTTCCCTATGATTATGTTTGGCCGGTTTTGGAAACATAAATGACAAACATAAAACATAAATATCGATTTAAAGGTTACCACTGGCTGATCTAGATTTACCAACCGGTCCATCAGATGGACAAGTGTATACCAATGCCGGTAAATCTTGGACCTATAGCACTGCTATTGGGGTATGGAATCTTACTTCATCCGGTGCAATTGGATATTCTGGTTCTATTGGATTCACTGGTTCTGTTGGATTCACCGGTTCTATTGGCATAACTGGATTTACCGGTTCTCGTGGGTATACTGGTTCACAAGGCATCACTGGATTCACCGGTTCGTTTGGTACGACTGGTTTTTCAGGTTCCGTAGGTTACAGCGGCTCGGTTGGTTACTCAGGAAGCGTAGGTTATTCTGGTTCTGCCGGTTACACAGGTTCATTCGGTACTCAAGGTTACTCTGGTTCTAAGGGTGATCAGGGTACGTTTGGTGGTGCTGCGTTCGATTATACATTCGATACGTCAACAACCAATGCTGATCCTGGAACAGGTAAGATCAGATTCAGCAATGCTATGTTGTCGAGTGCATCTTCGCTGTACATCAACGAGTATGACGATCTTGCCGTATCTGTCTACAACTACCTACAGACAATCGACGACTCGACCTCGGCGATCAAGGGTCACTTTACAGTAACCGAGAAAGCGAATACGGCAAACTTTGTCATGTTCTCGATCACGGGTGCACATACACACGGAACAAACTATTTCAGTATTCCAGTAACGTATCTCTCTGGTGCCACATCGTTCACCAACGGTCTTGACATCATCGTAACGTTTGCAAGAACGGGTGATAAGGGCGACGTTGGATTTACAGGTTCTCAAGGTATCCAAGGTTTTACAGGATCACGTGGTTACACCGGTTCGTTAGGATACTCTGGCTCGGTTGGTTACTCAGGTAGTGTAGGATATAGCGGTTCCGCAGGTTTCACCGGATCGTTTGGTACGACTGGATTTACCGGGTCGTTTGGTACGACTGGGTATACCGGTTCGTGGGGTGGTACGGCATTAGCCAACGTGAACATGAACGGTTTCAGTATTACTAATAATGCTGTCCTAGCAACAGGCAATACCACGATCACCGGATTTGCGGCTGTATCTTCTGCAAGAGGTGCTGTCGCAGCTCCAACAGCTGGTCAAAATAACTCTGCGCTATATGTAACCGGCTCGGATACTGCTTACGGTATACTATTTGGTACAGATCCAGCAACAGGTAAAGGCTGGATTCAGAGTCAGAGAACTGATGGTACAGCTACTACATATAACTTAAAACTAAATCCTACAGGATCAGGTATTGAAGCAGGTAATACCACGATCACCGGATTTGCTAACGTATCATCAACTATTAGAGCTGGTGATACTATTACAATTAATAGTGGTTCTCCTTCATTAGTATTTACATCGACTACTTCAGGTCGTACATCTACATTTGGTATGGTTGATGCATATAATATGCAGCTTTCAGCACCAAATGGCGGCCTCTTAAATATCGGTGCTACTACTTTTCTTGCCAACGTTTCCATGGCGAATAACTATATCGTTGCACCAGTTTTACAGGCCTACTCTGAAAGATTAACAGCTCTTGGAAGTGTGTCCGGTGGAATT